GTCTGTATCTCAAGTAAACAGAGCAGGAGCTAAAGATGATGTAATTGAGGGGGATAAAGCAGCTGGATCATATGATAAAATTATGATAACTGACTTTTGTATGTCTCTTTCAAGAAAAGCCAAAGATAAAGTTAACGGTACAGGTAGATTTCATATTATGAAGAATAGATATGGGATGGATGGTCTTACTTTTGGTGTTCAGGCAAATACTTCAACTGGACACTTTACAGTTCATGACTATGACCCAGACGATGAAGAAGTAGAAACATCCTCTACCAAAACTAATAGTTATGGTAATTTTGACGCATTTGATAAACAAACGTTAAAGAATAAGTTTTTTGAACTAAAATAAAAATATTTAAAATTTTACAATGACAAATAAAAGAGATATATTAAAAGAAAGGGTTGTTTATAAACCCTTTGAATACCAAACAGCAGCTGACTATTGGTTAAAACAACAACAAGCTCATTGGCTTCATACTGAGGTTCCTATGATGTCAGATTTAAATGATTGGAATTCTAATCTTAATGAAACTGAAAAAAATATTATAGGATCAATCCTAAAGGGTTTTGCACAAACAGAAACAGTAGTAAATGACTATTGGTCAGGATTAGTAACTAAATGGTTCAGAAAACCAGAAATCATTATGATGGCTACAACCTTTGGGGCATTTGAAACAATCCACGCTGAAGCTTATTCATTACTAAACGAAACTTTAGGACTTGAAAATTTTGATGAGTTTATGGAAGATGAAGCTACAATGGCAAAAATTGAAGCCCTTACAGATGTAAGAGATAGCTTTAAAGGTGAAAAAGACTTACATGAAATAGCTAAATCATTAGCAATATTCTCAGCATTTACTGAGGGTGTAAATTTATTTTCTTCATTTGCAGTTCTACTATCATTTAAAATGAGAAATAAATTAAAGGGAGTAGGACAAATTGTTGAGTGGAGTATCAGGGATGAATCATTACATTCAGAAGCAGGATGTTGGTTATTTAGAACATTAATTGAAGAAAACCCACAACTAAAAACCCCAGAACTTGAGGCAGCAATAAATGAAGCAGCTTTACTTTCATTACAACTTGAATTAGACTTTATTCGTAAATGTTATGAGTTAGGTGATTTAGAGGGATGCTCACAATATGATTTAGAAAACTTTATTAAAAATAGAGTTAATATTAAACTAGGAGATTTAGGGTACAAAGGAATCATTTCAGATATTGATGTGACAGCAGTAGAAAGAATGAAATGGTTTGATCACTTATCAGCTGGAAAACAACATACTGATTTCTTTGCAAATAGAGTAACAAATTACTCTAAAGGGAATATGAATTGGGATGAAAGTATATTTTAAAAATAATAAATAAAAATGTCATCAAAATCAACTTTGTTAGTTCCCATTTTAGAAGAGCTTTTAGTTAAAGAAATAGGAGAAGCAAATATTCAACCTTTAGAATGGTCACAAAATGGTCCCTTCCAATATTCATTTAACATTAATATAGAGGGGAAAGATGAAAGAGTAGAGGTTAACTTCACTCAAATTATAGATGACATTGAAAGGCAATTCTATTTCCCTCCTAAATATAGAACCCTATCCAATATCTTTAATATTGGGTATGACATCTCAGGAATTGAAAAACAATTTGAAAAAACAGATTTAAAAACTCTATTAATAATATTATCAACAGTTGTCGATATTATAAAAGATTTTATAAAGCATAGATCTATTTTAGATGGGTTGTTTATTAAACCTACAGAAAAGGGGGAAAAAGAAGAATCCTCTCAAAAATCAACCTTATATAAGGCCTTTATTAAAAAACAACTTGAACAAATTTCAAACTATAGCTATGATACTTATAGAGATGGTTTTATATTAATAAAAAAATAAAAAAGAATGGATAACAACAATTTAGCAGAAGATTACACAAAGTGGGAAAGAGGTAAAGATTATCCCGAACACTTTGATGAAGTAGCATTATCAACAATTTCAAAAGGTTATTTACTACCTGGGGAAACACCACGAAAGGCCTATAGACGAGTAGCTCATGCTGTAGCAATGCGTTTAAATAGACCTGATTTAGAAAATAAATTTTTCAAATATATTTGGAATGGTTGGATTGGTTTAGCTAGCCCAGTACTATCAAATACAGGTACAGATAGAGGGTTACCGATATCATGTTTTGGTATAGATACTCCAGATTCTGTTAGAGGAATTGGCCTAACAAATGCCGAACTTATGAGATTAACATCTTATGGTGGTGGTGTAGGTATATCTCTTAGTAGAATTAGGGGTAGAGGAACTGAAATTACAGGAAATGGGAAAAGTGAAGGAGTTGTACCTTGGGCTAAAATTTATGATTCAACAATTATTGCAACCAACCAAGGTTCAGTTCGTAGAGGGGCAGCATCCGTTAACCTAGATATTAACCATAAGGATATTAAAGAATTTCTTCAAATTAGAAGACCTAAAGGTGATCCTAACAGGCAATGTCTTAACTTACACCAGTGTGTAGTTGTAGATGACGCGTTTATGAAGCGCCTAAATGATAGAGACAGCGAAGCCATGTCACTTTGGTTAGAAATACTTAAATCACGTGTAGAAACGGGTGAACCATACATAATGTTTAAGGATAACGTTAATAAAGATAACCCACTAGCATATAGAATGAATAATTTGGATGTTAGTATGACTAACATTTGTTCTGAGATTACTTTACACACAGATGAAGAACATTCATTTATATGTTGTTTATCTTCTCTAAACTTAGCTAAATATGATGAGTGGAAAAACACAGATGTGGTTGAAATGGCTACTTATTTTTTAGATGGGGTAATGGAAGAATTTATTGTTAAAACCAATGGTAAAGATTCAATGATCCGTTCTTACAGACATGCTAAAAAGGGTAGAGCATTAGGTTTAGGTGTAATGGGGTGGCATACATTCCTCCAAAAGAAAGACTTACCATTTAATTCATTAGCCTCTACAGCTTGGACTCACACAATTTTTAGCGATATTAAACAAAAAGCAGAAGCTGCATCCCGTAAAATGGCTTTAGAATATGGAGAACCATTATGGTGTAAAGGAACAGGTATGAGAAATACTCACGTAATGGCAATTGCTCCTACAGTATCAAATTCTCGTATTAACTCATGTTCAGCTGGGATTGAACCTCAACCTGCAAATGTTTATGTATTTAATGGTGCTAAAGGGACATTTATAGTTAAAAACCCTGAATTGGAAAAATTGTTAATTGAAAAAGGTAAAAATGAAAATAAATATTGGGACCAAATCCTTTCAGATAATGGTTCAGTGGCAAATTTACCAAATGACGTATTAACTGAAGATGAAAAAGAAATATTCTTAACATTCCCAGAAATTAACCAGTTAGCTTTAATTCAACAAGCAGCAGTAAGACAACAATATATAGATCAGACACAATCTTTGAATGTTGCTTTTGACCCAACAGATTCTCCAAAATGGATTAACCAAGTCCATATGGAAGCTCATAAATTAGGAATCAAAACTCTATACTATTTAAGAACCGATTCAGTAATTAAAGGAGATTTAGGTTCTAGAACTGATGCATCATGCCTCTCCTGTGATGGGTAAGCATGTCTTGAATATTTTTTATATATGTCTAAAATCAAAATTAAGGAGGTGCAATAGCACCTCTTTTTTTATATTTATAATAAAATTAATCAAGATATGAAAAAAATTGTAAATTGGCTTTCTGGTTTATTAAAAGACGAGAAAGGTACACCATCATCTAAAAGATTTATTGGAATTATTGCAGGGTTAAGTTTATGTATTACATTAATCTTAAACCAATTCACTACAGTGGATATTGCCCCTTCCCCAGTATTAATTAATGCTGTAGCAGCTTTAGCATTTGGTGCTTTAGGATTAGCATCAGTAGATAAAATTTGGGGTAATAAAAAAGAAGAAGAAAAATGATATTAAAAATTGGTTCAAAAGGTAAAGAAGTTAAAGACCTCCAAGAATTTTTAGAAATAGGTGCTGATGGTATCTTTGGTAAAGGTACCCATGAAGCTGTTTTTAACTGGCAAGCCTCAAATAATTTAATAGCTGATGGTATTGTAGGTCCCTCAACTTGGGATGCTATGGGGTTAGCTACTACAGATAATACTGAAAGTGCTTATACAACTGAAAACGGTTTAATAATTAATAAACACTATCTTCCAAAGGGAGAATATAAAGAAGGTCCTATTAATCCTGAGTGGTTATTTATACACCACACTGCAGGTTGGCAAAATCCTTATAAGTGTATAGATTCATGGGGAAGAGATAGCAGAGGTGCTGTAGCTACTGAGTTTGTATTAGGTGGTCCATCAGTTAAAGGAAATGATGCTAAATATGATGGAGAAATGGTTCAAGCATTTCCAGAAGGAAATTATGGTTGGCATTTAGGTAAAAACGGATCTCAAACAATGCATAAGAATTCTGTAGCAGTAGAGGTATGTAACTTTGGTTATGTTAAGGGTGGTAAAACATATGCTGGAATTACAGTACATGAGGATCAAATTGTAACATTAAAAAAACCATTTAAAGGTTACAAAACATGGCATAGATACTCTAACGCTCAAATCGAATCATTACATAAATTAATATTACACTTAGGTGATAGAGATGGAATAGATATTAGAGCTGGTTTGCCTGCACTGGTTAAAGAAAAAGGCGCAGATGCTTTTGAATTTAGCGAAGATGCATACTATGGGAGAGTAAAAGGACTCTGGACACATACAAATACTAGAAAGGATAAATTTGATATGTTCCCACAACAAGAACTATTAGATATGTTAACTAGCTTATAATCCCCCAATAACAATGAGACAAAATACTTCATACTTTTCAGAAATGGTTACTACAAAAGTAGGAATAATTACAACATCAATACTAACAGGAATGTCATTCATACTATCATACTTTTATAACCTAGCTTTAGCTGAATACCCCCAGTTTATAGCAGTAATTTCTGTAGTATTTTTGGATGGTATATTTGGGATTATAGCTGGAACTAAGCGAGAAGGATTCAAAACATTTAAAGCAATAAGTGTATTAAGAACCGCAGTTGTTTGGGTAATAATCCTTTCTGTACTATTATCAGTTGAAGATGGTTTCACGGGTGCTGGTTGGATAAGTGAAACAGTACTTATACCTTTTATCTTATTCCAAGTAATAAGTGCACTAAAAAATGCATCTATGGCTGGATATATAAAAGTAGATTTACTTAATACTATATTGGATAAAATAGATAACCATAAAGGGGAAAGAAAATAATTAGATTATGAGTTGGAAACAAAAAGGAACAGTACAAATCTGGGCAATGATAGGTACTAATATTAAGTTAAGCGTATCAGGTGATGGTAAGAAAGTTAGCCTTGATCAAGATTTAAAAGGAGGAGCAATC